GATTACTTGGAGATTACGTTGAAACGCCACCAGATGACAGGCAGATGGCGTTTCAATGCTTGTAGAAATTAAACCGGACAGCCGTGCCTCAAGGGCGGCCATGACAGCTCCGGTTTATCGAAACCCATATCGGCGAAGACTCGGCATCCAGGTCAGGCCGGTGTCCTGGCCTGCGTTAGGAGCGATCACGTAATAGGCGAGCAGCGCCTCACGCGCCTTCTGCGCGCGTTTCTGGAGCGAGGGCTGCGGTTCGATCCCGCTTTGCGGCGCAAGCTCGGCGGCGAGGATAGCTTTCGCCCCTTCCACGAACTGGGGAGGAAATGGAAAGTCGTCGTCGAGACCATAAGCCAGTGCCGAGCCGGGAGGCGGAGTCGAGCTATCGCTTGGACCATAGGGAGGGTACCCGCCGCCAGTGATGGCGGGGCTTCCGTTGATGAGGTCGCCACTCGCGTAGAAACCGTCGGTTTGCCGGATCGGAGGATAAGGGCCGCCGGGAAAAACGCCATCGGAGCCCCACGCGTTCAGCATGTCGTTGTAGGTGGAGAGCCCTGCGGCTGCCCGGTCGGGATCGAGATCGGACCCAAGTGGCAGAAGGCCAAGCCGCTGATAAGCGCCCGTAACGATATCACGCGCTGTTGTCATTCATGGCCTCGATAATCGCTTGTTGGGACTGGGCTTTTGTCCAGCCGATTTCGAAGCGGACGCCGCAATCCGCTGCCACCTGCATCAATCGCTGGCGTGACATGCAGTCCAGCTTCTCTGGCTTTGAAAGCTCCGGTTGTCGCTCTTCGTCGGCTTCCGTGGGGAGGGGAAAGCGCTGCCAGTCCCCTCCTTCCGGCACATGATCGGGGTGACCGAAAAGGCGGGCCTCGCCCTTCCGGTACATCCACAGGCGCGTGTCGCCGCTCATTACTGTCCTTTCATGAGGCCGAGCCCGACCAGCGTCGTCCGGACCTCATTCAAAAGCGTGATGATGGCTGTTGCCTGAGCCTGGCTGAATCCATAGGGGCTTGTGTTCGTTGGTGGAGTCGTGGGGACAGCGGCTTGCGCTGAGCACGAGCGCTGGGCGACCGGGGATGTGTTGTAGAAAGAGATGAGGTCGCTTGCGCTCTGGCCGAGCACGGTGCCATCGGGATTGCCGTCGGAAAGCTGTCTTAGGGGCATTGGGTTACTCCGAATATCCATGTCATGGCCGCCCTTGGCCGCCCAAGTCCGAGGACATGGGCGGCCATCCAGGGTTGAAAGGCAGATCGGTTTTGGAATGGATGGCCGGGTCAAACCCGGCCACGACCAGAAAGGCTAGTTGGTAGAGCCGGAAATGCGGGCGGCGAGGTCGGGGTAAATGGGCTTCACGCCGTAGAGAATATCGAGACGCCACATATTGATGTCGTTCACGATGTCATAGTCGCAGATCACGCGGATCGAGAGGCCGTTGTAGCTTTGCCTAGCCTTCTTGATCGCGCCCTCGGGCAGTTCCATCGGCACCATGCACAGCGCAAATGCATTCTCGTGGAACACAAGATTTTGCGGATAGGAGGCCCCGGCGGTGCCCATGAAGGCGAGCGCCGCATTCTGCGCAGGAGCCGCACTCACCGTCTGGTACTGGCCTGAAATAATGATCGCGGGCGAAATCGTTACCGCGTCCGCCGACCCCGTTGCCGTGACTGGCGCGTTCACGACGAACTGCTGCAGATAAGGCAGGACCTGCTTTGTGACCGGGTTCACGGCGGAGACGCCTGCGATGGTGAAAACATCGCCTGCGTTCAGCGTCGCGCCAGACGTAAGGCCATCCACGAGAATCGCGGTCTGGTTCGTGTCCTTTGACGCGAGATAGGTGGTTACGCCGGTATTCGTGACGCCGTTCGCCGAAGCCGTAGCAGAGATGACGGGTGTGCCCGCGTAGGAGCCGACGGTATAATTGACCACGTTCTGGGAGGCGTAGCAGTCGGTATTACCGACCATCGGCAGCTTCGATTTTTCAAGTGCGCTCTTCGCGACATCCGACACATAAAGACCAGTGAAACTGGAAGCCATGCCGTAGAAGTCGGACGGCGAGAGGCAAGCAGCTCGTGGCGTCGGCACGCCCATCTCATCGAGCCGCTGCGGGGCCTTGATGAATGACTTGTAGCTCGATAGCGTCTGCCCCGGCGTGCCCACCCAGTTCCAGACATATTTGTAAAGGGACAAAATATCGAGATCGACCTGGTTGGCGAGCGCGATCATTGGGTGCTTCAGGTAACGCTCGGAAAAACGGTCGATGGTGAGCGTCAAGTCCTTGGTCGGAAAGCGCAGATCCACGCCACGCTGCGTGTCGATCTTGAGCTGCACCTTGCCTTCGGTTGCGTCCTGCATCTGGGCGACCGAGCCCGTGCGCACGGCATATTTGACCGGCCTGCGGATGGTGAGCGTATCGCCGATTTTCGTCTCGCCGAACTCCGACTCATAGGCGCGGTGAGCCATTTTCGCCGCAACGAGATTGTTTTCGAGGTGCATCAGGCCTTCCTTGGCGATGATGCTGGGTGTGAGCAGGGTTGAGGCCATGTGGAGCAGTCTCCTTTTTGAAGGGGGAACGCCCCTCGCCCTGTCCCTCTCCCGGCGGGAGAGCGAACGCCGTTGCAAACCGCATGGCATGCCCCCCTGCTTGTGGGAGAGGGCTTGGGGTGAGGGGCATCAGGGTATTCGATGGGCTGGAGTGCGGCCGGAAAAGTGCGGAGCGGTTTTCCGATAAAGATGCACGAAAACAGAAACTTAGAGCCCGCCTTTGATTCCATCAAAAGCGGATAGGCTCTAAAGTCCGCGAGCGCGGCGGTACTCCTCGAAGTTCATGTCTTCGAGCGGCTTGCCGGCGCTGCCTGAACGGCCGGAAAGGGTGCCGATAGGCTGAGGCGCGCGGCTGACGGACGCTTGCGCCGTACCGACGCGGCCTTCGAGGCGTGCAATCGCGGTCGCCTGGGAAACGGGCGGGAGGCTGGCAATGCGGGCGGCCTCGCCGGGATTTTTGCCAAGGTAGTAGGCGAGTTCCGCACCCCGGTTCGATTCACGAATTGCGTCGGCCATGATCGGCGTCACGGTGAGATTCGGGTTGTGCACGACGGCATCGAAATCCGGCACCTTTTGGCGAAACTCTGCGGTGGTCTCGGTCCAGGCGTCTTGCGCGGCGCGCGCCGCAATCTCCTGTGCCTGGTTCGCCTGGCGTGCCAGGATTTCCGCCCCAACGTCCCGCACGGCCTGCTCGGCGACCGCGCGCGTATAGTCTTCGGGGGCGCGGTAATCCTGCGGGCGGCCGGCGCTTTGGAAACGCTCCCGAAGGACGGCGGCTTGAGCCGCGCTGCTCGCCGCGAGCGCGTCCGCAGTGCGCTTGTCGCGGATCAGCTGCTGGACGCGCCCGGTCCGATCCTCCTGCTCTGCGGGCGTAGCGGGCGCCCCGGCACCGCCTTCGTTCTCGATTGCTAACGCGGCATCGTCCACGGACGAGATCTCGTCGTGCTCTGTCATTTTTTGTCCTGGCTGAGTTGAACGTCCCTAAATCAACCCGCCTTTAATCGGAATCGATTGAAGGGCGGAAAAGTTGATCGATTCTAAAGTGCTAGGGCAGCTTATCCGCGTCCCAATGGACGCGGGCTGCCCTAGTTCTCACGGGACAGCGGTCTTAAAGTTTGTAAGGCGAAGGTTCCGCAAAACGGGCGCGCTTCACTTCGTTGTCGAAGACTTTGCCCTGCAGCTCGGCTTCGGCCTTTGCAGCGCTCGCTTGCCGCCCGCGCAGCTCTGCTTCCTGGAGCGCGTTCTTGAGCTGGTCTTCAGGCGCAAGCGGCGTCCCAAGGAGAAGCGCGGCTGCATTCGAAGCCGCGCGCGAAGCAGCGTCCTGCGCCTCCGCGTGCGATTTGGCAGCGTCGGATTCGGACTTCGCGGCGAGGCCCTGCGCCCGCCCCAAATGCGCCTGGGCAAGCGCCTCCTGATAAGCCTCTCGACGCGCCTGCGCGATTTGCACATCGAGCGGCGGCGCCTGGCCTGTGACCTGCGGCGGGAGCATACGCCGGAGCCGCTCCGCAATTTCATCCGCGCCCGGCCAATCCATGTTGCGCGCCACCAGATCGCCCGCTACGCCAGCGGCTTGCGGAACGGCCTGAATGAACTGCAGCATGCTGTCGGCGGCCTCGGAGCGGCGCGTGGCATAGGACGGGCCGATCTTCACGCGAACGTCGTAAGTGCCCTGGCTCAGATCGTTGAGCAGCATCGGCTTTCCGTCCACCCCCATCACGGGGACGTTGATGCGCACCGGCTCATGGCTTTCGTCCTCGCGCATAATCCGCACGGTGCGTTCGCTGTCGTAAATCTTCGGGACGAGATCGATGAGCACATTTCCGAGATGGTTCAGCGTCGCCATCAGGTTGTCCTGATAATGGAGCGCGGAAACGCCGCCCTGGCTTTCGCGCGCGCGGATCGCCACGCCCGAAATCTCGTTCGAGCGGGCGCCAAGCGCCGCGTCGTAGATTCCGGTCGTCGCTTTCATCTCGTCGGAGGCCAGCGAACTTTCCTGCACCAGCGCCGCCGGAATATCCGGTGGCGGCTCGCGCAT